AGACTTCTTCTTTGATCAAATCGAATTGAGCATAGGATATTTCATCCAATTCTTTTTCTTCAGGGGTCTTCTCTCTACGACGAGACTTTTTATAGTCTGGAAAAAGCTCGGTCCGCAATGATTCCCTTGAATCCCATGCAAAGATAAAGTCATTTGTCTCAAACGTTTTTGCGAGTGTGAGGATCTGTCTTAGGAAACCAAAAATTACACCGACCTTTTTATCATGCCAAGACAAGTCCCCCATGCTGTGCTTGGCCATATGACAGATAGAGTTGGCATCTACAAGTATCATTGACTTCTTTCCTCTGGCATCATTGTCATCACCTCTCTTTCGGAGGTCTGTCTGTGGTAAATTTAGCTTCGATCTCTTCCCATAGATCAATAACTTGATTTTTCAAATCTTTTTGTAGTTTTTCTTTTTCAACATAAGCAATGGCCGCATTCATTGACTGGTACGATTTTCCACCAGGACAGATATATGTCGTGGAATTTGTCATGTCCTTCGTGTACTGTAGATTACCACGAATATCATCTATCCCATAACCAAACATAATATAAATAGGAACCTCTCGGAAAGGATCATCGACAGTCGATTTTTTAATAAAACAAGTACTTTCGATGCCGATGATCTTCTTTACCTTCTTACCTCCAGTAAGAGCAACTTCTTTTGTAATCATATCTTCCTGGCGTACACGAATTCGAAGAGAGGCGTAGAAAGCTATAGCCAATCCCCCAGGAGTTGTTTCTCCGTAATCCCCTTGACGAATCTGATTAGTACACACCATAAGCCAATTATTCTTTGCGATTATTCGAGCAGTTTTTCGGAATCCTGTACTGAACTCCTTTGCTCTCTTCATTCCCATCTTATCTGCTTTCTCCATCTCTAATTCGGTCGATAAAGCAGCAAGGGAATCTGTAGCCACAACATTGATTCTATTATTATTTTCTGGTTTCCAACTGTAGATGTCTTTGAAGACTTCTTCGACAGTATCTGGACGGGAATAATCGTCAGTTTCAAGAGTCATTCCATATATTCGGGCGTACTCTCGGTCAAGTCTGGCTTCAGGATCCTTAAACTTAGCTACTCCTCCTAAGCTCTGAGCAGAAGCGCAGATTTCAGCAAGAATGGCTGTTTTTCCTGAACCAGCTGGACCAAATATTTCTACAATCACTCCTCCAGGTAATCCTCCCCCTCGTATCCTCTTCCCCGATATAGCCAGGTCTAGAAGGGTGGAGCCGGTAGATACTACCGACTCCACCTCTATCTTTCTAGTAACAAAGGAGAGATCGTGATCAGTGTCAGCTTCGACAGCCTCCTTGATTTCTCGAACTCTCTTAATTATTGGCATTATTTGTCTCTCCTTACTAATCGTTTACGTTCAGGAGCGATCTCCCCTTTCTTTTCAGAAACCTTTTTTCGTTCCTCAATCTCGTCAAGCTCATCCCGCTTGTTACGACAAGCTTTCCGTGCTTCACAGTCTTGGCAGTTGTCATATTCATTATAATCAGTTCCGAATACAGCACCCGCCGGACATTCATCGAATTCAGGGACATCTTCCTTCGCTATCGTTGAACGGGGAGTGAGTTTCTTCTCAGGTTCAGGCTGTTCATTCTGTTTCGAAATACTCTCTGATTCCAATTCTGCATCTTCCTGAGTTTCAGGAGAAATTCCTTCACCTTCCTTTGCTTCCCAGAAAGCCTGATGTACCTCCTCATAAGAGGGAATATGGAGAAGATCATCCAAACAGTGTGCTCCGTCTAAGAATTCCTCTGGAATTACTTCTCTATCTTTGAATTCAAAAGCGGTGTATTCTGTATTTCTTTTTGATCCTTTCTTTCGGAAGCTGATCACCTTGCCTTCATCGATGTCTGCATAAGCAATAGAACCGCCTCCCCTCTTTTTATGGGCAAGCTCTTCAAGAGGAATTGTGAAAAGCCAATGGGACACGTCCCAGACCTGAACACCCTTGCCTTTTTCCTTTGCTGAATCAAGACACACGATGTTAAAGATACTTCGTCGAGTGGCATTCAGAGACTTGATGGTCTGCTCGTCCGCATCTTTGCTGTCACTCTCTCGAAGCTCTGCTTGATACTCGCAAATCGGGCACCGTTTGTTGTAGGATCTGTTCAGGCAAATGAAGCTGTCCTCATTCACCCCGATACCACGATGAACAAAAACATCAACAGTGAAAGCTACCTTACCTTCCTTCAGACGAGGGTGCTGCTTGCCCGTGATGTATGGAACAATGTAGATGTCGTGATCATCTTCGTTACACTTCCAGAAAGAAACACCTGATTTCTTTTCCGGATCGAAGATGTCCCGAAATCTCCCTGTATCATCCTTCGTCGCGTAGCTTTCCTGATGCCTCTTTGCAAGTTCCTGTCGGTACAACTCTCTTCGTTTCTTTGTGTCCATGAATACCTCCTTATGTTTTTTCGAATTCCTGTTTTACTTCATAGATAGACCTGGCTACCGCAGATGATAGTATACGAACTATCACGTATAGATAGACAGGCAGACCTATAAGTAGGGCGGCTATTTTTACCCACTCAGCCATCTTTTTTCAACCTCCTCAGCATTTTCGGGTGCTGTTCTACTTTCTTTCTCTGATCTTCCATTGATCTGTCCACAGCATCCGTTACGTTAGAAGAACCCCTGGCAGCAGCCGAGAAGTAATTCCCTTTGTACAGTTCTGTTAGAGTACTGAGGGCTTTTAATCGATGATCCAAAGCATCTCTGGCTACAGACATCATGTTTACATTGTACTGTGCCTCAAGTAGTTCTTGATTCAGGGAAACCACATCCTCATGTAATTGTACTTTTGAAGCGATCCATGTTTCTGTTATTTTGCCTCCTTCGTTCCCGAAACTCTCCGGAGATTTTCTTATTTCTTCATCGATTTCGGCTCTACGGGAAGTCAACCGCTCTTTCAATCTATCCCGATCAAGTACCGCTTGAGCCCACTTCTCCCCCCATTCTGCACAAAGGGAGGGCTGTTCGAGAGCAGCATGATCCAGGTCAGCAACATCCAACTTTATGTCATCCTTAAAGCTCATGATCTTCTCCTTTCTCTTATTATAGCAAACTTCTCACGAAAATCCATGATCATTTGAATAAAAACCACTGAGCTGCATATACCCAAGCCAACGGAGGTAGGATAACCGCAAAAAATGTCTTCCAAAAAGAATTTGTTACAGCTATCCCAATAACCCACGGAACAACAACTATTACGAATAGAATAAGATCTTGCCATTTCATCTTATCACCTCATTTCAGGGCTACATAAATCATATTCACAATACCCGACTTTGCATTGTAGTGAATAGAATCTGAAAATATATCAATCAAGTTGGAAACACGGTCATTCCTTTTTGTCCCTAGAAGAGTGTTTGTCAAGTAACCGAGAATCGCTTGGCGTATACGTTCAGGCTCGTTCTCCTCTAAAAGATTTTTGACAAGGATACGAGCCTTTTCCCATGACCCACCGCCTACGATCATCTGACACAATTCTTTTGTTGTAGAATCGTCTGTTGATACGGTAGCAAGCGAGGCAATAGCGGTCTCCTCATCAGGAAGATCAATGACAGCATCAAGCATGACGAGAGCATTACGGGGAAAGTCTTCAGACATCAGTATGATTTTATTCAATACGGACGTAGGGAAATCCCCAACATTCTCTCCTTCCACAACTTTTTTTAACAAAGCCATCATATCATCTGGCTTCAGGGTCTTCATTTGATATGAGTGGCATCTTCCGCGAATAGTAGGAAGCAGTAGTTCTGGTTGTGTCGTGCAGAGGATAAAGAAAACATGAGACGGCGGTTCTTCAAGAAGTTTCAGAAAGGCATTCTGGGCATCTTTCGTTTGACGGTGCATCTCATCAATAATATATACCTTTCTGTCCCCGACTAAGGGACGGTATCGACAAGATTCATCTAACATCCTGACCGCATCAATCCCTCTCAGGTTGGACATATTGTATTCTTCTACATTTTCGCAACGAAGGAACTCTGTTGCTACAATTCGAGCCATAGTTGTCTTGCCACATCCTGTAGGTCCGTGGAATAGCATTGCATGAGGGTAGTCCGACTTACGAGAAAAAATTGCCTTGATTCCCTCTTTAACTTCTTCGTTGCCGAA